ATCCTTCTGTATGGCGATACCATTTTACTTACCTCCCGCCGTTTTCTTGCGCTGTGCGGCGATCATTCCGGCATTCCCCATTTCGGGCTTGCCTTCTTTGTCAACATACATTTCAGTCAGTTTGAACCCGGCTTTAAAGAGCGGTTCATCACCGAGTTTCTGGACTTCTGCCGCCAGAGCAGTGATTTGGAGCTGGAGCGGGGCGATTGCAGCGTCAAGGGCTTTCTGGAAATCCTGTTCCATTGCGGCTTTCTTAACGCCTTCATCCTCCTTCTTCTCTTCTTTCTTCTCTTCCATTTTCTCCTCCTTCTTTTCTTCAGCGGGGCTTTCCTCCGCTTTCTCAACTTCCTTGTGGACCTTCTTGTCAGAAGCTACGAGTTGACGGAGTAACGTCAGAATTTCCTGATACGGATCTTCTGCTTTTTTCGTATCCTCCTTCTCCTCTTCTTCAGGCGGAGCCTTCTCAATTTCCTTTTCGGGTTCGGCTTCTTTTTCCTCCCCTTTCTTGGCTTCCGTCTCTTCGACCGGTTCTTGTCCCTCTTCTTCAGAAGTTTTCTTGACTTTCGGGTCGTTACATTTCTTCATTTTACCACCTTTTACGGTGCTCATTCCGGTAGCCGGATGGTCTTTTTTGAGATCCGGTTGATTCGCACCATCCGTTACCGGATGGATTAGTTGAGATTCTGTGGTTTCTGCCTTAATTAAGTTAATCCCTACTTGTTTTAGATCAACTACGGTTGTCCAAGTAAACGTTTCAAGGTCATCAGACAACGCCTTTACGACGTTAAGTTCTGTGCCATCATTCCGGGCGCGGTCATCACAGACCGAAACGCTATCAAGTCTCAACTTCTCTGTCCGGCAGGGATTGGATGCTTTCCGCATACCCAGAGGGACATTGCACTGGTCACTATACACAATCCGTTTCCCGGCGATGGAGACCTGATCGTATCTGCCGGGCGTGCCTACCGGGAGATTCATTTTCTCCCAGACATCATCCGTACTGGGGTCGTCCCGGATGCGGATCGTAGCCTTGAATTCATCTTCATGCGTCTGCCAGACTTTCTCTGCAATCCCGATAGGTCGTTCTTTATGGAATTCTGAGATGATCGGGAACTTCATGTAATCTGCCAGTGCCCCTGCCATTGCGCCGGGCGTGATGAATTCCATATCCTTATCGACTTTCGGGACGTGGAAGGTCATTTCGGCTACGCGGGGTGAGTTTAAGATGCCCTGCAGCTCGTTCATCCAGGACTTCTTAATTTCCATCAGAGCCTTTTTCTTGTCGATTTCTACCGTCATCGGGTCTGTCATAATCACCCCCGGATCAGTAAGTGGAATAGTCGAGTTGGTAAGTACCGGCACCGCTGTTCTGCTTGACCGATATGACCACGATCACATTATACGGGACTTCCGTAGTAGTGATTTCAACCTGCGTGTTTGCGCCGATTGATGTTTCCGATTTCCCGGCTTTGGTCAGTGGTGACGCACCGTTCGCAAGGTAGAGATCTACCTTGTAATACATCGTGACCGAGAGATCGAGATTCTTCAGGAAAGCAATGAACTTCCCCTGTTGGCCTGATCCCTGAAGAGGGATTCGTAAGGCTTCGACATACGCGGATGTCGTAGTTCCGGATTTTGTTCCGTTTAGAAAGGGTTGCAACATTTTCTAAATCAACTCCATCTGCCTTGTCTTAGAACAGATTTAGTTGTTTAGCAATTACAAGAGCGATGGAAATAAAGGTTTGTGCGAAAAAAGAGGGAAATTAATAAAGATCCGCGTATTCCGGGAATTTGCCGGTTGTGCGGATATTTTCAAGGCACTCGCTGGTGATGGGTTTCCATGTGATGTCTGAAGTTCCGAACCATCCCCGGAAATAATAGTGCTTCGCGCCGGTAAGTTCGCCGAATTCAACAAGGAAGATCCACGCTCCTGACTGGATAGCGTACCGCATTGTGACCGGGACTTTTGCTTCAGCCTGATCTACACATGCGAGGGTCGGAGCTTGGTTCTGGGTAGGAAGGTCGAATACCAGAAACTTCCGGCTCTCAGGGTCCATCTTGCGTGACGGATCTACCTTCGCACTTTTGGGAAAGAACGTCGTTTTCTGGGATAACTGACTTGCTACAGGGACGATAACCTTACTGAACACGTAAATGAGTCCGAGGTATATGCCTGCATACATCTGCCAGACTGGTGAGAATAGCGTCTGGAAATCGCTTAAATTCGTGAGATTGATAACGCCAGTATTTGCCGCTACAATCCCGATAATCACTGAGTAGACAACTGTTGCTGCCAGTTTCGGCCAGTCAAATACTCCACCGTTCTTTACTTTGTCAGCAAAGAATCCCATGAGTCCGTACACCAGACCAAAGAGAATCGCTACTGCCAATACCATGACGTAGTTAATGTCCATTTTTCGTTACCTCTTGAATAGTTTGGATATCCACTCTATCAAGATTTGAAACCAGCTCTTGACCGGCTGGGGTGACGGGTCAAGCACAAAGGAGAGATCTCCCGTACTGTCATCCACCGTGACTGTCTTTGAAACATATCCGGTTGCTGATGCCGTTACGGTATATGTCTTACCGGGTTCAACGGAAATCTTCTGCGGGGTGTATCCGACATTTACACCATTCACTGCTATCATTGCCGTGACGGTTGCTGTGATTGAAATACTTCGTGCCGTCTGCTTCCCGATAACAACTTCTGACGAGTCCAAGACAACCATCCAGACGGACTGATCTTGTGCATAGTTGTAATAAGCGCGGGATATTTTACCGAACCTGCCGCACCAGTCACCCCATGAATGCAGGAGATAGAGGTAATCTTCATCGTATCCGTAGAAACAGAGGGCATGGAATCCTGCAAGCTCTCCTCCGGGGTCTGGGAATGTTCCGTCACCACCCTGCATTTCAGAGTAGTTTTCATATACGGGGATTGCGCCGAGCACGAATCCTTTTGTGAAAATACCTGAACAGATTTCTTCCCATGTAGCCCCGCCGTCTGGAGTACCGCACATTGCATACCCCTCAATTTTATGAAGTGACGCGAAGGCTGCTGCATCTTCTTTTGATAACCCGCCGTCATCCGTGACTCTGGCACCGGGCGGATACATCCATACCATTGTGCCTTTCTTGTCGGTATGCCACTGGTACTCGAGGTTGATGCCGTAATCTTTCCATGCCCGGACAGCGAACCGTATCTCTGACCCTGATGGATATGTCACATTCCCGATAGCCCTACTCATCTGATACGCGGACTCTGTCGATGCGGAATTCGGGTAGAGAATGTCGTGTGTCGTCCCTATCGAGTCAACCACATTCTTCCGGAACTGCGCCCTATCACTTTCAGTCGGTAAATCCATTGTCAGCATCATGTAAAGCAGGTCAAAACAGTATGCGGTTGATTGCCCCACACACGTTCCCCTGAAATCCTGATCTCTGGGTGCAGTATCCGTGACGTGCGGGTTCTTGTAACTGGGTGGCAAAATAAGGGCAGAAATCCCTTTCATCATCTGGATTTTCCCGAATTGCCAGTCGTGCGGGACTCCACTGGGAGCCGGGTCCAATATGGGTAAATTCTTAATTGGCATGAATAAAAGAATAGTGCTAAAAAGATATTATGGTTTGCTTTTATAATCTGAAAATGGAATTGACCAATATAACCACGGGCGATTAGCCCATCGTGCAAGCGCGTTAATTCGTTTGTCTTTCTTGTGATAGGGCATAACAAACGCCTGAGTACCCATCTCTTTCAAACGATTGCACCGATAGAGAGCATCCTCAAATGTGGATTTTTGATATCCTGCGAGAACATAGAAGGATATATTTCTGCGTAAGTGTCCATCTGTTATCCCTCCCTGTTTCATAATGTCAATCGCTCTGACAATGTGCTTTTCGTCTTTCATATCATCCCATGCAAAATGAATTGCGGCTGCATGTTTGACAGCAGAGAGCATTAACCAGCGATGTTCATTCAACAATCTCGCGTCCCACCCTTGAGGAGATAGCATTTTCATATTATTACCTACAAACCACGCGAGGACTTGATCTTGCCACTCCTGCGGAGCACCGAACAGATTATTGTCCATAATCATCATCGTATCGAAACGGGGATCGTCAAACTCTGAAGGGTGTTGAGCAATACGGATCTTCCCCTCTTTTTCCGGGACAATGCAAAATCCGCATTTATTTACGCATCCTCTCGTAGTATATCCCTGCGAATAGGTTGTCTGATATAAGTCGTAATCCGGTTTAATCAGTTCAATCTCTGGAGGTAATTCCTTTTTGAGATCAATGCCACATCCACCAATATCAATGTCTGCATCGGGGTAATATCGGGCTATTCCTCTCGCTTGTCCGGCGTTCTTTTTGAATACGCAGGAGATATACACTTTGTCAGGATTCTCAATATTGAATCCTACATCATCTTTATTGCTCTTGTGCCACGCCGATATTTTCATCAGTGCCAAATTAGGGATCTTACTATCCACATCAACAAGCAGGATTTTCATTTCTCCTCTCTTTATGACGGATACGTTGTTCTTTTACTTTTTCTGGATTTGCTAATCGCCACCTACGATCTGACTCTCTCCGTGACACCGATCCACTTGGCATATTAATTCATTATCAATAAAAGAATATTAAGGTTGTTATTCTGATATTTCCAGATCGTCTTTCCGGGCAATTTCCTTCATACACGAAATGAACTTCCCCGCATCATCCCCGCCCGAACACGCAACCACTTTCCGGATGAAGTTGACCGTCTCTTTATTCTTAATCGACTTGACAACCAGTTTGCCGCTGACAATCCCGGCTATGACTCCGATACCATCACCAGTCACGCGAACGGTTTTCTGTGCGCCTTCTATCTGGGGAGCGTCCGGGGCTGAATGTTCCTGCTCTTCATCATCCCCGCCACCGCCAGAGCCTCCTCCACCACTACCCCATGACCGGTTCTTCTTTTTTTTTGTATGCGTGGTTTGCTGCTTTAAAGTCGTCAAGTAATAACTCCTGCCCCGGCTGCCTTGCCTGACCGTCCTTCCCGAAGGTGCTGCTTGGCCGGCTGCCAGATACACGCGAGCCTTTGCGAAATTCTCATTGGCAGAGATGATCTCGTATTTCACACCGGCTTTATAGAATTCGTCGCCCTGCACAAACGGGGCTTTCCGGGTTTCAATATTCTCATCATGCCGGGACGCTTGGTCTGCCTTATCGCCTTCCCCTTTGTAATCAGAGACGTTAACCGGTTGATACATTTCAGAGCCTTGCCCGTATCTGCCCTGCTCCTGATCGCCTAAAATATCGTCATTACCTTCATCGCCACCGAATCCGCCCATCTCTTGCATCATCATGTCCTGCTTTGCTTGATCCAGTTCCTCTAAATCGGATTTCGTTAATGGCTCATCATTGGCGATCTTATACGCTAACCGGGCAGGCATCCCGGCACCCAGACCGGCTGAGATTGAACCCATCCGGATCGCGCCCGTCTGCGCTACTTTCTGTTTGTCGTCCAGTTCTAACTCTTGTAAGAAATGGAATTCCCATGTTTTCTTGTATCCCTTGAGGTAGGGCAGGATCTCACGGTTGATCTTATCCTCCAGATACTTCATCATGGGTTTTAACAGCCGGGACTTGGTGACGTTCCGGTGGACGTATGCAACCGCCCCGGTAGAATTCCCGCCAATGAATTCGTCACTGGGGAACCCGAAGTATCCCCATACTAACTGAGCTACGAACTTCTGACCTTCTACCCATTCCATATCATGCAGTTTTTGAGCGAGTGTCTGGGCGGATTCGCCATTCACCAGGTGCATGACTGTGCCGGTACGGGTCGGCCCCTGATTCTCGAACTTCAACTGAGTGAGTCGCTGCTGAATCTGGTTGATGTCGTAGATATTCGGATGGTTCAGGATCAGGGACGGGATCATACCGTTCTGGAATGTCTTACCGGCTGCTACTGTGCTGTCAATCAGGTATTGAATCCAGTATTTCAGGAACTTGATGTAATCTGTGCCGTAAATGTCGTCTGACCGCTTGTAGAGGGAGAGATAACAGACTTCTGACGGTGTGTAGGGAATATAAACACCGGTCTGAGAACGCTGCCAGTATCGCCATGTGAAACCCCGGCTCCACCATCCTTGCATGATGACTTCATTCCCGCTTGCCGTTCCCTTCCCTCTGGAATAGTCAGTTGCCCGAATCCCCATTGCATTGTCGTTTGCCGGGACGCTGATGATCTGCGGGACTCTGTCCATTTCAATCCAGAATTCCGTTCCGAGATATGATTTCAGTTCAATGAGTTCCTTTCTTCGGTTGAATGTCTTGACGATTGCCCCGGCATCATATCGGAACATATCACGGATACACGGCACAAACACGTCCCGGAATGACCCCTGCGGGTTCGGTTCGCACATGAAATCGTATGCGGAATCTACCCTATCCCCATCTCCCCGGTCAGTGACATCCCAGTTGACTGACCCGATATAATCCAGAAATGCTTTCTCTACCATTGCGATGTAGGCGTTTCTCGCCATCTTGTCGTTATCGGTTTTATTGAAGTCTGACCGGTAGACACCCAGAGAGTTCCATGCGGTACTGATGCTGTTGATCGCCCTTCTGAATTCTTCATCCTTGACTATCGCTTGTTTGTCATCTTCCCGGAGCTGTGCGTTGAGATTATCGTAAGCGTCCGGGACTTGCGTTGTCGATAAGGATTTCATCAAAACATCGTTGAATAACTGGGTAGAATAGAGGAACTGTGCGTCCTTGACGGTGCTATCAACCATCCCCGGTGGCATGTCCAGCAGGTTCGTACCGCTCTGAACCATGTCAAACGCAGTCTTTTTCGTGCCTTTAAACTGATTAGGCTGATTAGAGTGATTAGACTGTTTACAGATTTGCTCGTCTATACTTTCTAAATCGTTTTGAGAAAATGGGATTCTTTTTTTTGAAATGGGTTTTGTACCGGGCATGGGAAAGACTCCTTTGAATAGGAATATCACCCAAATTAGATAAAGTTAATTGGTGTTAAGAAAAGTAGGGTTGTTTTATCCTAATAATTGACACTGTTCAGCACATGCGGCTTTCTCTGCATAAATCCACCATCTCATAGTTTCTTCGGCTGTTAATCCCGATACAAGAGGGGTTCTGCCCCGTTCTTTTGCCCGTTTTAACCCTCTTTCAATTGCTTTGAGATAAGCACGATAAAACAAAGGCCATCGGGCGGCTTCCTTTGCCATCTGTTCTGATGATTGCAGTGGACACATAATACAACCAATTCTATCAAAACCCTCATCATAAAGAGAGCAATATTTGAGGTTGTTCTGATGAATGTAATCCCATACCGTCTTTTCTTTCCAGTCGATGATAGGATTGAGGAAATAGGTTTTCCCTGATTTGTCTTTATTAAAGGGTTCGTAGATTTGCCGGGTACTTCTTTTGACCGATTCGTCCCTTCTTACTCCCGTTATGATTACCCTTCCTTTTGACACATATTCCTTCAGTTCGGAACAGCAATACCGGATCTGCCGTGTCGGAAAGAACCCCCGCCCTTCGATTAATTGAAACATGGATTTCTTCGGTCTATCCCACGTCACATCAGGATAGTTCTCTTTGACAAACTTTACGAGTTCGGGGGGGTCTACAGTTGTAAAATGGAAATGTGGTTCAAATTTGACACCCGCTTTAACTGCGAGATCGTAAATTACTGTTGAATCCTTCCCCCCACTGAATGCGAGATCATATCCTTCCTTTGGCTCATGCTCTCGTATCCTTCCGATAGCGATCTCAACCAGTTCAGATATATCTTCAGTGAGGGAAGTTTGAGTCATTTCTTCCTTGCATTGAATAAATCCAGTGCTGCCGAGATCACCTGTGATTTTGTCGGAAACTCACCCGGAAACTCTGACATTGCCAATTCGATGATCGTCACATACCGGGCACTGGGCATCCTTGACAGCATCAGATCGCAGGATTCTTCCAGCAGTGCCAGATTCTCTTTCCGGATCTGTGCTTGGGATTTCGCCGGGGTTGTCACAAAGAACCCGTTTGCATCCACTTCCGGTTCTTTGGCTTTCTCCCGCGCAAATAGGGATACCTGCGGGGGTAGTCCCGATTCTACCAAATCGCCCGGTTGGTGGTTTCCGGCATTGTTTACGGGTTTTGGTTTTTCGGGTTCTGGAACTGGAGGAGATACTTTCTTGATGATATTATCAACTTCGGGTTCTGTGAGCCGTTTTTTATACTTTCCGCCCGTCGGAGTTTTGCGATTTAGAGTTTTTTCTACGTGTAAAATCGCCTTTTCTTGGATTTCTGGGTCTGGAATACTCATTAGAGCCTTAATTGGTCTTGTAGCCAAACCTTGCAGGTCAGAGTGTTTTTCAACGAATTCCAAGACCTTTTTGAGGTCAGAAATCGTATCCGGGCTCACATCGCACTTTTCACCCGCTCCTTCCACGATCTTGATCCGGCAGTAATGGGTTCTCATGGTTTCACCTTTGCGCCTTCTTGCTGTTCTTTGCGGTCTTTGACGATACGTGCAATGACTTCATCGTAGGATTCACGGGGATGAACCTTGATAGAATCCAACTCTGCCTTTGTCTCTGGTGTTACAAACACTGTTGGCATAAGTTATAATTACATCTAAAAAAATATAAAGTTATCTAATCATAGTTGGAACAGATATTTTGCTCGGATTCATCCCCGAATCCCGCGATCTGCCGGGACTCTGATTTCAGGATAATTTCATCCACATCCAACTGACAACTTTTGTCGATTTTGCGCTTATTTAACGGATTCAACTCCGCATCAGTGAACGGCCCGGCCAACTGATTCCCGGCATAATGGTCAAGCCCCCAACTCATAAGGGATCCTGCGATCACCGTGTCATCAAATCGTCCTTTCGGAGCCTGATATTTGATGTAGCCTTGTAAGGATTCAGATTTTATTGCCAGCATATCCTCATGTTCCCGCTTAACAATCGGGTCTTTAATCAAGTGGATGGTAGAGTTGCCCTGCGCCATTATGTAGGCCCGGAGCAGTTCGGGTTTTGATTTCTGTGTGAATGATACTGGGATAAGTAACAGGTGTCCTTGATCAGGTGCGCCTTCATAAGCGCAGGTCATCTTCTGCAAATCTTCCACTACTGCCCCGCCTACGCCAGTCTGGTCGATAATCCCTGTGGCGTTGTTGTATCTTTTGAGCGTGGAATAAATGGTCGTTTTTATCATTGACCAATCACTGTGGGGCATTCTCAGGTGAAATACTTCGTAATTATCGGCAGAATCGGCAATCTTGATGACCGTAAAATCATTGACTTTGGCAATATCAATCCCGGAAACGTAGGAATGGCCGGGTACCGGCTCGCGGGGAGTTGCCGTCATGATCTCATTCAGGTGCGGGAATACCAGCCCGCCATCAATGAACTCAGCCATGATTTCCTGCCGAAACACGGATTCCGGCATGTTCAACCGCATTCGTTCAATTTCTTCAACCGGATAGTAGGGATTATCATATGTGGTGAAATGGAAGCTCTTGTAATTCTTCGGATCGGTTTCTTCACGGTTGTATAATTCATAGAAAAATCCTTTTCCATTAGGGGTGGAAACATCCCATTCAATCCCACTACGTTTGCCTATCTGCGAATCAATGATGGAGAATACTTCGGGATCACAGAACGCAGCTTCATCCACAATTACCCAATCCCACGCATACCCTCTTACTGCTTCAGGATTTTCGGCAGAGAACATGCCAATTTCCGACCCATTTTTCAGAGTCATTTCCATCCAACGCTCGCTTGATTTCTCAATGCGTTTTTCTGTGATGAGTTTTCGAATGATTTTATAATCAAAATTCGCCTGTTTTGCGAATGGTGCGATAACAGCCCCGCAGATATTATCTTTTGTCATAGAGAAACCGGCAGCGCATTTCGTCACAAAATTAGTTTTGCCCCATCCTTTCCCGGCACGTATGACTTTGTGCTTGTGCTTGTCGTTGTAGACTTCCAACTGCGTAGGATGTAAGCCAAGATTGAACTCGTATGCCATTTAGAACCACGTCCCGATCTTTCCCTGCTCTTGGGCTTTCTTTATCCTTTTCTCTGCAGCATCAAAGTATGATTGTTCCTTCTCGAAGCCTATAAATTGACGATTTAATTGGATTGCTGCAACAATAGATGGGGCAGATCCAAAGAAGGGATCACAAACAATTTCACCTTCGTTAGAATACTTCTCAATAAGCCATCTCATGAGCGGGAGTGGTTTTTGTGTGGGATGTGTTCTGATTTCCTTGTGTTTCATATCTTCCTGCAGCATGCCGTTCCATTTCCATTTAAAAATCCTTACTGCAGATTTGAAAGATGTCCACGCTAATTCAGCATCCGCAAAATCTCCACTATTGTCTTTGTCCCATACAATCCAACACGGAGATGGGGGCAACTCAAAATAATTCCCGCCAAAGATGATTTGGTTCTTTGAAATACGGAATATCTCATCAAAATACTCTGCAGTCGGGATTTGGTTATCCCATTCAAGATTTCCGTAATCCTTTGCAGGAATAATTTTATGTGTTGTATTATGACTCCCAAAAGAGTTACTACCAAATGCTTTTGATCGTGATTTGTTATTCCCTGCAGCCTCACCAATTCCATACGGAGGATCAGTAATAACCAGATCAATACTCTTATCCGGGATCTCCCGCATACCTTCGAGGCAATCCATACAGTAGATTTTATTGAGGTCAAGCATTACGTCCACCCCTCGTTATGCACCTTATCAAACTCATATTCCGGGCAGGGTTCCTTCTGCTTGGCTTTGAACCGGGTAGGGCACGTGTACCGATACCGGCACTCTTTCCCTTCCTTATCGCATTGTGAGGTCATTTTTTATCCTTGTTCTCCCCATAACGGAACGAAAACATTCATTTCTCCGCCGGTTTTACATGGATACCGATAAACCAACTCGAATCCACCCAGATTGTTCCGGAATAGACCAATGCACCAATTCCCTACCCAAACGGACCATTCTTTTGCTTTGATCATCATTCCTCCTGCGGAAAGAACTTATCCAGCAGCTCTTTCCCTAAGTCGATTAATTCTGCCGGTGGTTTCTTCGGCACTCGCGGGACATGCGGATTCATCGGTTCGTGTTTTATCAGGTCATCCAGCATGGGCGAGTGTTCCAAAGACTCCGGGTCCGGCTTTGCGTCATTCCCGCTGGCTATCAATATCACTTCATCCATCTCTTCATCTACCGATTGACTCTTCCGGGCATTCCCCGTCCCGTCCGAATTGCTTGATTTCGTCATCATTTTATGCAGTCTCTCAAGCATCAGGTTCATGCGTTCAATCGAATGTAACCGCTCTTTGTTGGTCAGATCCCCGGATTTCTTCAGTAAGTCGCCGTACTCCAATATCGAAGTCTGCAACATCTGCACTACACCATCCTGACCCCCCACGAACATTTTATAATACGCTACTCGCAGCCTTTCATCCCCGCAATTCACTAAACAGATCCGCTTCACCGCCTCCGTAGGCTGGATACTCAACGGCATCAACGGACACAGAATAAACGCCGGGCAGGACCGACTGCATTTCTTCATCTGCCGCACTAACTGGATTGATTGAACGTCCAATACCGCATTATTCCCGCACTTTATCCCTTTCCGGGTAGGGTGGGTCATCTCCGCCACCACCAGATGCACCCCAAAACCAGAACCCGGACCCGATATGTCCATGTGAGCGGTTCCCCGCTACGATTGCAGAACCCGAACCCAGTATCCCTCGAACATGTGCCGCATCTCCTCATTTCCGCTCCTCCTTGATTACACCTATCAAATTATCAAAAATCGCTCTCAACCATAACTTCTCTTCCCGATGCAACTTTACACCCTCTACCTGCACGATCTTCCTTACGGCATCTGTCAAATCCTCCAAAACCTTCTTCCGGGTCTGCTCCTGCATCAAAGTAGCCAGCCGGTCAGGATGGTTCTGCACGATTTTATGGCATAATTTCAGGAAGTTGCTTATCGACATATCTCCCCGGAATACGTTGATATACCGTTCGCACATCACGATATTATCCGCCTGATACCCCCGCTCACTGTCTATCCTATCCACCGAGCATACCTGCATCTGCTCCCCAGTATAGTAGCACAACCCACGCTGCTTGGCATAGAGGCTTTTCAAGTCCTCAATGGTGATATCACATGAGAGTTCCCGCAGGGCCGCGCCTTGCTTGATTGCCGATAACCGCTTCTCCCAATACTTGTCACTCCCTACCGCCTTCTCCTTTTGATACCCCGCGTTGCTCCGGTCCCGCTTACATGCCTTGCATTCATGCTCATAGTAACCACGACCATTGACCGAGAACATACTCAACGGCATCACCTTCTCGCACTTCTTACACTGCCGAGGCGTATTCTCATCAGTACCCCGTTTCAGGGCATCAAACTGATAACTCTTCACTCCGCTCATACCTCTCTATTACGCAGAATGATGATATAATACTTTCTCTGCGTAACCCAACCCCCATTTTCCCTAATTTTTTTTCAGAGACGACCACCCAGTCCTAATCTCATTTTTCCCCGGATTTTTGTAGAGGGGATCGGGCTTATACCAGGACAAAACTCCCGGTTGTGAGTCGAGTACGGCGGGGGCCTGCCATCATACCAAATACGCTCATATCATAGAGCAATGCCACATTAGACAGCATATAGGGCACATTGTATCCATTCTGCGTATGAGTTTACAAAACAAGTATTCTGCGCCAGTTACCCGGCAGCACCCATACAAAGAGCACCGCACCCGGCCGGGCCCGCAAGATCCACTACCCGGACCCACCCGGTTTCCACTGGAGAAGTGATGAATAGATGGGGGTAAATCCAATCGGAGCGAAATCTACCGGTCAGAATACCAATCGGGGAACGTATAGGGCAGGGGTAGCCCTCAGGCACCGGAATGCCCGTAAAAACACCCTATACCGGGTCCAGTGGTTGCGATGCTCATATAATAGATGTGTGGCACCGGGCGCACCTTGTTACGCTGCATACTAATCCCCTGTGGGGGTGTGTCTCTATAGGCTCTCTGTGGTGCGCTCATGCACTGGATAGACTCCCTATAGGCTGTCTTGTTGCTCTTGTTGTCTTTGTTGCTCTCATGGTCTATTGTGATGCTGTGCAGTCTAATTGTTCCCTGGGGGGTGCGCCCCCCACGAACCGCCACCCCCCCGGAGTTATCCGGTTGTTACTCTCTGTAATAGTGCTTATTATTTCCTTACCACCAAAGGTATATATGCTTA